GGATTAATTACATCAGACGATTTTCTGCAAATCGAGAATCGTCTTTACACCCAAAGAGAAAACGAACTTTTAGCAAGAAGAGTTTTTGCTCCAAACACTGATTATGCTTCTTACGCTGGAGAAATTGGATACGACTTCTATACAAGGGAAGGATCGGCGAAAATTTACTCTAGGGGAACATCCGCAAAAGATATTCCTTTCGTAAATGAAAAAGGTGGTCGAGTTACTCAAACAGTTTACGACATTATCACTGGAGTCCGTTACACTCAAAAGGAATTACAAGCACTTGCCGCTAAAAGAGCTTTAGGAAAAGGGCCGTCTGTTCAAATTGATACTCTAAGAGTAGACATTGCTCGAAGATATATCAATGAATCGCACAACAAACTTTGTTTTGTTGGGGATTCTAAAATAGGCATCAAGGGAGTATTGGACGATTCTTTTTACGGTACAAAAAAGGGAACCAAGGAAAACGTAGCGGAAGGGGCAACTGGTGCAAGTGCTGCTGCTCGAAGACTTTGGGCAAATAAAACTCCTAAGGAAATCATTGCAGATCTAAATACTGGTCTAGCTACAGTTGAAAAAGATGGTTTATTTACTGGAAAAGTTTTGATCATTCCACCAACGGCAATGACACGATTGAGAAAACCATATTCTGATCAGAGTCCAATGACAACTTTGTCTTGGATTAAATCAGAGGGAATGTATTTTCAAGACATTATTGTTGGAAAGGAAATGCAAGCACCATACAATGGTGATACTGTTGACTATTTCATGATCCTAGACAACGATCCTGAGGTAATTCAGCATGTAATTACCGAGGACATAAACCTTGGAACTCCTAAAGACGATTTAGTTGGAACTTGGGAAATGGCTGTTATGCTATCAACTGCTGGCGTTATTTTTAGACACCCAGCTGGTGCATACATCGGTAAAGGAATCTAATCTTGGCAATTGCAACTGTGCCAGATTTAAAAAAGGCTGGAGGCTCAAGACTTCAAGAGCTTCCAGAGTCACAGTTGCAATTTTGGCTAGATGATGCAGAGCTTGCAATAGTTGATTTAGGAGTAGATAGAAAACATCCTAGATTTAAAACTTTGCAAGTTGTACTTACTCTTGATTATCTTGAATCAACAAATACGCTTCCAAATGAAATCAGTTCAGAATCTGTTGATGATGTAAATATTTCTTATGATACAAATATCGCTATTGGTTCGGCTGTGTTTTGGTCGGCAAGATTTAAGGAAATGCTAACGCAAATTCTAGGATTTAAAAACCGGATCGTTGTGTGATCAAGATAATAAACCGAAATAATATTCCAGATTTAAAAAAGAAGTTTAAAGAAATTTCTAAAAAAAAAGTAAAAGTTGGGATTCTTGGAAATGCTAAACTAGCAGCTATTGCGACTGGAAATGAATTTGGGATTCCTGGAAGAATTCCAGAAAGGGCTTTTTTAAGAATTACAATGAACAAAAAAAGCACTATAGACAAAGCGGAAAAATTTGTAGAAAGAATATTTGACAAAAACCAAAACTCAGATCAAATACTAGATGCAATTGGATCTTTGTTGGTTTCCTCGGTTCAAGAAATAATTGAATCTAATTTACAACCGCCAAATGCAGAATCGACAATAAAAAGAAAAGGTTCCGCAATGACTTTGCAAGATACTGGAACTCTTAAAAGATCAATTACTTATAAAATAGAATGATTACTCAAGTATTCAAAGCAATTGTTAAGCACCTAAGACCAGTACAAGTAAGAAAATTTGTATCGGGAAATTATGTAAAAGGTGAAAATGTAAGAACTTTTGCGACTCCCGAAACAGTCCAGCTTGCTTGTTTTCCAATCACAGAAAAGGATTTGAAGTTTGCACCAGAAGGAGTCTATACAATCGAAGATCGCAAATTTTATGAAATTGGGTCAGGTACAATTCCAGCAAAATCAGAAATAATTTTTAACAACGAAAGATACGAAATAAAATCTTTTTCGGATAGGTCATTCGATGGAAATTTTACAAAATACATGGCGAAGAAAATAACAGATGATACCGAAAACAATTCTTAGTGAAATATTTCAGCAAGTTCAAGATTCGATTGAGATTGTTGGAATCAGAGAAGACCAGGCTGGGAAGGTTCCGTCTTATCCTTATTTTACCTATAAGCAATTAATAAATACACCCGAAGGAATCTACCAAAATATTGTAAATTATGCATCTGGTTCCGTTCCTACAAACAACGTAAAGACAACCTACCAAAAATCTTTTTCAGTTGTTTCCATTTCTATTTACGATAAAACCATTACAGATGTATTGCATGAAAAACTTAGCGAGGTTGTTCAATGGTTTCAGGACTACGACAATGTCAAATCTATGCAAGCATCTGGAGTCACGCCAAGAAATAGAAATTTGCAAATCCAAGACAGGGGTTTTTTCAATGACAATTTCTATGTTGGTCGGCTTGGTTTTGATATAACGTTTGATTATAATGCTATGATGGAAAAAGAAATAGAAGCGATCCAATCAATAGAAATTCAGTCCAACGTTGAAAATGAATTATCTAATTTAGAATTTAATGGAGATTAAAGAGAATGAGTTTTATAAACGACATTGTAATTGATATACGAAACGGAGCACGAGGACTTACTCAAAAGTCTTTTCGTCCAGCAATTTTCCAGCATGCTTCTGGCACTGGATACAATAAATACATCGTTTCAGATTTGACTGGGCTTACAGATGTAGGAATTCTTTCAAGCTCTAATGTTTACAAAATGGCTGCTGCAATGTTTGCACAATCTCCAAAGCCTCAAGATATTATGGTCGTCGTGGCTAGTGGAAGTCTAGAGAGTACTCTCGTCTCATCGAGAAACGTTGACGATGAATATTATGGAGTTTTAATTCCATCTAGAGCAAAGGCAGATTTACAGGTTGCAGGAACTTTTGCAGGCTCAAACAAGAAATTGTTTTTCGGTGGAACTAATGACATAACAGTTTTGGAAAATAGAAATTCCAAAAGAGAAGCTTATTTGCTGTCTAAATTTGCAACTGAATTTCCAGAGTCGGCTTGGGTCGGTCAGAATTTACCAAAACAACCAGGATCCGCAACTTGGAAGTGGAAAGTTTTGGAAGGTCAAAGAGAATCTGGATTTAGTTCTACAGAATTAAACACGATTCGAGCAAACAAAGGTCAAGCACTCCAAGAGCAAAAAGGACAAGTATTTACAAATGAAGGTGTAACAACTTCTGGAGAATACATTGATACAACTATCGGGACCGATTGGGTCGAAGATCAACTAAATATTGAATTGCTATCTTTGTTTATCAACAATGACAAAATTAGTTTAGACAATACTGGAATTGAAAGAGTAGCGTCCAAGGTTCGAGCAGTTTTAAAAAGAGCTGGGGATGCTGGAATTATAGCAAGAGCAACAACTGATTCGGAATTTAAAAAATCCGATGATAAGTTTTACATGTATCAAGTTTTCACTCCGTTAAGAGAAGAAATTTCAACCAACGATCTTGCAAACAGAAAGCTTACCGGAGTTTCTTTTGTTTATTATCTAGCTGGTGCAATTCACGAAGCACAAGTTACCGGACTAATCACAGTTTAAGAGGAAAAAATAATGTCAAAATTTTTAGGAACCTATATTCCCGAAGAAGTTAGTTTAAACATTGGCAATTTAAGCGTCGTTGGTTTTGCAGAAGGAACTTTTATTACGATTGCAAAAGCCGACAACGAAATTTACAAAAAGCATATTGGAGCAAAAGGGGAAGTTTCCAGAACAAAAAATCATAACAATTCTGGGACAATAACTTTCGTTTTGAAAAGCACTTCACCAACAAATGCACAGTTAGATTTATTGAAATTCAGTCCTGTCCAGTTACCGGTTGCTGTTAAAAATAATTCCGATTCGGGATTCTTGGCTGGTGGAGAAGAGGCTTGGATTGATACAGATCCAGATAAAGCATTCGCCGACACCGAGCAAAACGTAGAATGGGTTTTATTCATTCCAGAATTAATAAAATCTCATATTTAATTTTTTGAAGTAAGGAGCAAAAAAATGTATAGTGAAAATATAATTGTAAATGGTAGAGAATACACATTACAGCATCCAGGCAATCGAGCAGTCCAACAAATTCAAAACACTGCTTTAAAAGTTGTTGATGACGGAGTCTCTCTTAACTCGCTTCCATTAATGGATTATTGCTTTGAAAATGTTGTAATCCCAGTGAATGGAAGTCCAAGGCTTTCGGTTGATGGTCCTATTATTAATGGAAAAAAACCAACTATCGTATCTACATCTAAAGAAGAATTCATTGCATGGCAAAAAGAATATGCGGAGGTATGGGTAAGAATCCTACCGTCATTTCTTCGTGGGAATTTGGAGACCTATGTATTTACGTCAAGTAATTATGAAGGAAACATCGGTCCCGATATTGGAACTGAAAACATGGAGACACTTCAAGACGAAGCAGTACCGGGAGTGGCAGTTAAAACCCGTCATAGAAGGCGTGCTATCACTCAAGGAAGTTGACGAAGCCGATTTTTATACTCTTAATGAAATAAATGAATTGCTGAATAAGAAAAATTCAGCAAGTCCAAACAGCCCAAGGATAAAACGATGAGCGAATCAGTCAGAGATTTATATGCAACGATAAGCATTAAAGACGAAGCATCGGCGCCCTTGGAAAACCTGGACGACGGCGTTGAAGATTTATTAAAATCATTAGTAGATACAAACAAGGAAATGCTAGAGTTTGCCAAGGACCAAGCTAAGGCAAGAAAGGAAACAGAAAAAACAACTAAATCCGTTGGCAGTTTATTAAAAGCCTTAGGCGGTTTAGCCGTTGTAAATTCTATGAAAGATTTTGCCATGGCTTCTTTCGATGCTTATACTGAACTTGAAAAACAGAGAAACATGGCTCAAAGTTTAGCTGGTGAAGGCTATGCACAAGTTCAGGAAGCTATGCAAAGAACGATTGCCTTATCTGGTGGAATATCTTCAGAAGGTGAACTATTAGAAGCAACTAACGCCGCCTTGAAATATGGAGCTTCCATTGAATTTGTTGGCGAATCAATGACTGGTATGCAACAACTAGCAAAGATTACGGGTGGGGATGTAGCAACTTCCATGCAACAAGCAACTGAGGCAATTGCAACGGGCAAGGCTGGGTTCTTGGAACAAAATTCAATCTTTGCTGATTCCATAAAAGACTTTAAAGATATTGGATCGGGACTAGATGAAATCTCAAAGAAAAAAAGAGAAGCATTGATTTTAAATGTTATGCAAGAAAAAGCCAATGATCTTCAACAACAATATAATGTTTATGCAAATTCGGCGGCTGGTCTTCAAGATAGATTAAACACAGCAACTGGAGATTTTAAAGAATATTTAGGAGCGGTAATTTCTAAAGGGATTGTGCCTCTTCTTAGATTATTTCTTCCATTAATTGAATATTTCACGGATGCAGAGAACGGTGCTTCTAGATTGCAAGTTGCTTTAATTACATTAGCACCAGTTATTGGAACTATACTTGCAGGCGCTTTATATTCGGTAGCGGCTGCTGGGTGGGCAATGATAGCACCTTTCGCACCATTTATTGCAATAGCATTAGGAGTTGGAGCGGTTATTGCTGGATTAACTTTATTGATTGAGGATTTTCTTACATGGATGGAAGGTGGGGATTCTGTGATTGGAGATTTTTTTGGTCCTTTTGTCGACTTCAAAGACAAAATAAAAAAAGGCATAGATCAAGGAATGCAATTTATTAAAAAATCTTTTATGTCATTGATTGACTTTGCAAAAAAAATGGGAAAATTTCTTATAATGGCAATGTTTCCTATTTCTGTTTTATTTTTCTATTGGGATGAAATCAATGCATTTCTCGGTGGAATTCCAGACAAAGTCATGGAAAAATTTAAAGAACTAGGTTCTAATTTAAAAGAATTCTTAAAAGGGTTATTGCCAGATTGGGCTATTGAATTAATTAATAGAACAACTGGAGGTGGTCAACAATCTTCGGGAAATTCCGCTGATGTTACAAATGTAAATGATGCAATCATAACTAAGACTGGAGAAGTTGTTCAAACCCATCCAGAAGATAATATTTTTATAACTAAATCATCTCAAGGTTTTGCGCCTCCTGGTTCTGGGATGGGAAGCGGTTCATCCTCGGTAAATATTCAATCATTAGTTGGAAATATTACAATTCAAGTGACAGGCGGAAGTGAAGCTGGGCAAGCGATTAAAGTTGCAGTCATGGAAGCCTTGGACGATCTAGCGAACAATATTTATAGAAACCAATTAGGATTGCAACCAGCATGAGCTTAACAGAAAAACTTAGCGAAGTTGTAACTGGGACAAGATCTAGAACTTTTCTTTCTGATGGATCCAATGATGTATTATTGAATTCTACTTTATCAATTCAGAGGTCGCAGTCTGCTCAAATTACAACACATGCAGTGGAAAAAGGTTCCGACGTTCAAGATCATATTAAGTATGATCCAGATTCTTTGACAATCAGCGCAGTAATTACAGACGATGATTTGTCAGCAACCGACCCGACTTCTTTTTTAAATAAAACAGTTCAAGATCGTTTGGATATATTGGAAGAATGGAAGATCGAAAAAAAGCTGATTATATTTTATTCATATGACACGGATTTTGAAGATTATGCCATAGAAAGTTTTGCGGAAGAAAGATCGAACGATTACGGAAACGGTAGATCAATTTCCTTGACCCTTAAAAAAATTAACATAGCTTCAAGTCAGACGGTGGAAATAACAACTCCGGTTCCTAAGGTTGGTTCAAGAGCAAAAAAGCAAACTTCAACGACCAATGGAGTTTCACAAACTAAATCTTTATTAAAGAGTTTATTTTAATGGCAGTATTTGAATTTTTACCAGTCTCTTCGGAAGAAATTCCAATTGAAATTGATTTTACAATTGGATCTTTTACTTATTCATATTTATTTAGATACAACGAGACTCATGATTTTTATACAGTAGAAATTAGAAATGAAAATGATGAATTAATTTATACAACTAAATTGACTTATGCAAGTGATCTGATAAACGCAGTTGTTGAAGACTTGACAATATCTCAAATTGTTGTTCCAATAAATCTCTTAGAACTAACTCAAAATATTGCATTGCAAAATCAAAAAGTAAATAAACAATCATTTGGGAAAACAGTGCTTTTGTTATTAGGAAAAGAACGTGAGTAAATTATTCGATAGAGTTTGTACAATTAATATAAGCGGAAAGGAATTCAAGTCGCCACCTTTTTCAATTGAATTTACTCAGACTGCTAAGATTGGAACTCTCATGGCGAACGTTTTAAAATTGTATAATCCTTCGAATGATACAATTAAACTTTTTGAATCTAAAAAAGTTGCAGGTCGAACAGTTTATCCAAAAGTATTAATTGAAGCTGGATACAAAGAACAAAACGGAACTTGTACAATTGGAGAGGTTACGGATTTCAAGGTGCAATATGGTCCACCGGATAGAATAATTGAAGCTAAAATTGGCGACATAAGTTCGGCATGGATAAATGGATATGTAAACCAAACATACAATAACATGTCAGCACAGTTTATTCTTAGATCAATATTTTTGGTAACTGGAGTTCAGGCTTCCGCAATCGAACTAGGACAAAATAAAACTTATCCTACTATAACGATTAGAAAATTATCGGATGCAATTAGACAAATATGCCGAGACACAAAATCCGAGTTTACATTTAAAAACGGACTTATTAGAATTTCTCCAATTACTCCAAGATTAAAAAAAGCAAAATTATTATCTCCGACAACTGGATTAGTTGGTAAGCCAGAAAAACTCCCTCAGGGCTATAAGATAAATACTTTATTTATTTATGATATTGAGGTTGGGGATTACGTACTAATTCAATCGGATGAACTCAATGCACCATTTAAGGTTACATCGTATAAGAAAACTTTTTCCAGTTTTGGAAACGCTGGTTGTGAATTTGAGGTGATTAAAATATGAGTTTATCTTTAATGCTTGAAGATTTTTGGAAAGAGAAATCCAAGGAAATAAATCTGGGATTAGTTTGTGAAATTGTGTCCTACAATAAAAATAAAATGGAAGCAGACGTTAAGCCATTTTTGCAAACAGAAAATGAATCTAGAAAAATAGATTATCCAATTATTTCAAAAGCAAAAGTGCAATTTTTACAGCTTACTAAAGATTTTTATTTTCGCCCCGATTATGAAAATGGGGATTTAGTTTGGGTATCTTTTTCGACATTTGACATGAATCAATCGTATAATAAGATAAAGTCTACAGAATCAGAACGGTTGTTTGGATTAGAAAATGCAGTTGTAGTCCAACGAGTCCCTGGATTAACTCAATCAACTATACAATCATATATGTATTTTGAAGGGGATAAACTTAAAATTAAAATTAATGGAATCGATGTTGCTGAATTTGGTTCTGAATCAGTAGATTTTCCGATAGAAACAAAAACTGGACCAACTAACATTTCTGGAAATCAGCATGGACATATAACCGTGCTTGGTCCTACAGTTGGTCCTATTATACCTATTCAATAATGGCAATTAGTCTTTCGGAAATTCAATCTGAATTTGAGAAATTTTTCAACGAAGAAAATCCCTACCAATGGGATTATGAAAATCCACCGACTATACAAGAAGTTCAAAATAAACTCGGGGATTTATGGGAAACAATTTTTAAAAATGGATTCGCAAGCGTGGTTCCATCTTCCACCGCAATAAATTCCGCAGCAAAAACTCTTGGGGATTTTTTAAGAAATAACGCAGCAGTAAATGACGGCGGAGCTGGATTTTACGCAGCGGTTTCTCAGTTTTATTCTACAATAATGAATTCAATGCCAGGCTATTCTCTTACATCCATTCCAATTCCTCTAGTTCTTTCTGCTCCAACAGGTGATAAAATTTTAGTAAGTTCAACTTTTGCAAATCAGATTGTAAACAATGCAAAAACTGGGGTAGTAACTAATACGGTCACAATGACCCCACAAAATTTATCGTAGTTCCGTATCTACTATAGGGCAATGTCGATAAGAGAATTGATTGCCTTTATATTCTAATCAATGTTTTTAAAATTGTGCGAACTCTTAAAAATACAAATAACGATTTTACTCTAAGTTCAGGAAGACTTGAATGGGTAGAAGGAATCGAGGCACTAGCGCAAATATTAGAAAACAGAATTTCCCTTGGTCTATCCGAGTGGTTTTTAGCGCCAGAAGAAGGCGTAGATTGGATCGGGCTTTTAAATCAAAAAGTATTTTTTGAAGAAAGGGCAATTCAACAAATTAAAACTGCAATTAGAAAAGAACCCGCAGTATTAAATATTGATTTTATAACAGCTGCATACGATAGAAAACAAAGACTTATAACTATTTTTTTTCAAATTAAAACTACTTTCGGACTTTTAAATACTGTTCAAGAGGTTGTATTGTAATGGTCTTTGGAATTACGCCGCAAGGTTTTGTAAAAAAAACATACGAAGATATATTTACCGAGTTATCGAATATTGCTAAACAACCAGAATATTTTGGAGAAGATGTAGACTTAACACCTTACGGAGAAATCGGGCTTTTTTTACAGCTTATGTCAAAAACTGGGGAAGAACTTTGGGATACTCTTGAACAAGTTTATTATGACAACAATATCGACTCAGCGGAAGGCGTAAATCTAGACAGAAAAGTTGCTTTGGGTGGAATCAGTAGACGACCAGCAATTAAGGCGACCGTTCAACAAGTAGTATTCGCCGACAGTGTGACAGTACCAGCTGGATTTTTATTTCAGACTCCGCAAGGAATCCAATTCGAAAATGTTCAAGATACTTTTGCGGTTGCCTCCGGAACTTCTATGCTTTTTAGGGCAGTTTTACCTGGTGCGGAAGGCGTAGTAATAGCAAGCTCAATAAATGAAATAGTAAATCCATCATTAGTTACAATTGCGTCCGGAATAAATCCAACGGCATCGTCTGGTGGTCTTGCAATAGAAACCAACGCAGAATTAAGAGCAAGATATAGAGAAAGATCAACTGGAGGCGGTTCGACAACTTCTGCAATTCGAGATAGACTTTTACAGGTTCCAAATATTGGAGTCGTTTTTGTATTTGTAAAATAATTTATTTTTT